GAAGAGGCAATCAGTAAAGATGAAAAGAAAAATACAAAGACTAGAGAAGAAGGCCAATACAGGTATTGACTCTTCTTCTAAATATGTAGATCCACAATCTCTTGATGGATACGCCTTGTATGATGTTGTTGAGCCACCTCATGATTTAAATATACTAGCTGACTTGTATGAGACTAATACATCTCATTATGCGGCTATAAATGCAAGAGTAGCAAACACTGTTGCATTAGGGTTTAGGTTTGGTAACTCCGAAAAAACCAAGCGTAGAATTGAAAAAGCAGACACTGACGCAAAATCTGAAAGAGTTCGTCAAGACATTGCTCGTGAGAGGAAGAAATTAAATCATTTATTTGATGAGTCAAACTCTGACGACACTTTTGTAGAAATGATGATAAAACTATGGACTGACTACTTAACAGTGGGGAATGCGTATCTAGAGATTGGTAGAACCAACTCTGGAAGTATCGGCTACATAGGTCACGTTCCTGCCCTGAACATCAGGGTTAGAAGAACTCGTGATGGTTACGTCCAAATGGCAAAGCATGCAAAGCTACAGTCCGTGTTCTTTAGGAACTTTCAGGATCTAGAAACTGCCGATCCAATAAATGGGGACGCAAGACCAAATGAAATTATCCATTTCAAAGCCTACTCTCCAAGAAACAACTACTATGGAGTCCCATCTGCAGTCACTGCTATTGGGGCAATCCTTGGAGACAAGTACGCCAAGAATTACAATATTGACTACTTTGAAAATAAAGCTATCCCAAGATATGCTATCATTCTTAAAGGGGCCAAATTAAGCAACAAGTCCAAACAAGAACTTGTTAATTACTTTAGAACAGAAGTAAAAGGAAGGAACCATGGAACCCTTATTGTTCCTCTTCCTGCATCTTTAGGCGGTGACGTTGATTTAAGATTTGAAAAGCTAGAAAATACCGTACAAGATGCTTCGTTCGATAAGTTTAGAAAATCAAATCGTGATGAGATTCTGGTCGCCAACAGGGTACCTGCTCCTAAAGTGGGGGTTTACGACAACGCAAACCTCGCTGTATCTAGAGATGCAGACAAAACATTCAAGGTACAGGTCGTGGGTCCCGATCAGAAGATTATTGAAAAAAAGATCAATCAAATAATTAAGGAATTTACTGACCTTGTTGAGTTTGAATTTGAACAGATCGACTTGGTAGACGAAGATGTGCAGTCAAAGATTCGTGAAAGATATCTTCGCACTGCAGTCATATCACCCAACGAGGTGCGTGAGTCTCTCGGACTACCAGATAGGGAAGATGGTGATGATGTTCTACCATACCCAAGTGTTCTTAAAGAAATGGACTTGCTAATGCAAACTGGCGTTGATCCATTTACAGGAGAAGACATCGAAGAAAAAGAACCAAAAAAGCCAGAGGGCGCTCCAGAGGGGAACAGTAATGCTTCTGAACCACCAAGAGGAGATGACTCAGCGAGTGATGGCGAAAGAGAAGACCGAGGTTCCGGTCAAGAATCTAGCCAACCACGAGAAAGAGATTAATATAGGAGGAGAATATGTACACAAATAGTACAATAGTATATTCAGACACAGCAGTCGCTAGCACTGATGGTGAGGTAAGCTTATCTCATCACACTAGCGCAATATATTTCCATAATACACATGCTTCTACCGCAGCTTCCGTGAAGCTTAATGGTAACAGATCAGTATTGATTCCTGCAGGTGGGACAACCTATGTGTGCGTCCCCGGTGATTATACTAAATTTGAGGTTACAACAGCATCAGTTACCCTAGCCATGTACGCTGTGGGATAATTGTAATTAAAGCCATTTTTATGGTATGCTAAAAATTGTAGCTTTATAAGGAGGCAATTATGCATGATAATAAATTACAACTAATGTTTCCAATTTCTATGATTAAGAAAGAGGAGAGAATAGTTGTGGGTATTGCTACGTCTGACAATATAGATAAGTCTGGAGATGTTGTTGGTTTCGACGCGTCCGTTAAGGCTTTTAATAGTTGGCAGGGCAATATCCGCGAAATGCATCAGCCGCTCGCCGTTGGTAAAGCAGTAGGGCATCGCCCTGTGGATATAAATCATAATGGTGCTAATTTTAAAGGGATTGAAGTTTCAGCTTATATCTCCAAAGGTGCTCAAAGCACTTGGGAGAAAGTATTGGATGGAACGTTAAGTTCTTTTTCTATTGGTGGTCGTGTTCTAGAAAGGGAGTTCGATGAAACCAAAGAATTCCGTGGACAACCCATCAGTGTTATTACTGATTATGAATTAGGTGAACTAAGTTTAGTTGACAATCCAGCAAACCCTGCCGCCAACATTACGTTAGTTAAATCTGACGAGACAGGTCTACAGTATGCTCTTGACGTTGTGGATGGAGAATGCTATAAGATTGGCGATACGACTGTATGCGTAACTGATATTAAATCTGATGAAGGAGAACCTGTGAGTGGAGATTGCTCATGTGGGTCCGATTGTCAGTGCGACAGCGAAGGCGGTTGCGACTGTAAATCAGAAAGTTCAGAAGAAGATGAGTCAAATGTTGCAGAAAAGTTGCAATTAAATGATAATTCTGCTACAGTTCAAGACATGGACAACGTAGAAACTGACACTACTACTGAGGCTGAGCTATCAAAAGATACCCCAGTTGAAGATGTTGTGTCTGAAAATAGTTTAGATGAACAATCTAACGAAAAGATCTCACTTTTGAGGAGGTTTATGACTTGGCTAAATGATGTTCCAGAGGAAGATCTAATCAGCTTAAGTGGTGAATCTCTATCGGAAGTAGAAAAGTCTGTTGAGGTACAAGATGAAATTGAGCTTAAAGCAGACGATATTGATGAAGGAGATAGTATGAATATCGAAGAAATTACTATGGCTCTTGGTACTGTCATTGATGAGAAACTAGCTAGTTTCGCAGAAGCCTCAAACGAAAAAGTAGAGGCTTTGATCGAAGAAAAGCTAGCTGAAGTCACTGAAACAGTAAGCAAGAATCAAACTGAGATTGAAGAAAAAATCGAAGAAGTAACAAAAGAAGTCACCGAGCGTGTCGAGGACGTTGACTCACGAGTCGAAACAGTCGAAAATGCCGGTGCAATTAAAAAAAGTGTTGACGAGAGTGAAATAGATGATGATGAAGCAGTTATTGAAAAAGCTGCTGAAGAAGAGAGTGCCTTTTGGGGTAACCTCTTCCTCCCTCAAGATCTAATTAAGTCTCTTGGATACAGGTCATAGGAGGAAATAATAATGGCAAATGAAGAACTACTTCAAAAAGCAAACGAAGTAACTACCTCCGTGGTAGGAAATGCTTCAGGTGGTATATTAAAACCAGCACAAGCTAACCGCTTTATTGATTTCGTTGTTGATCAGTCTGTTCTTATGCAACAGTCTAGAGTCGTGCGTATGCGCAGCGATTCAATGGAGATTGACAAAGTATCAGTAGGGACTCGTCTACTTGCAAAGGCAACTGAAGCAAGTGACACTGGTGCAAACGCAGCAGTAACCTTTTCAAAGGTTGCTCTTTCCACAGTTAAGCTACGTCTTGACTGGGAAGTAAGCACCGAATCCCTTGAGGATAACATCGAAGGTGATTCCCTTGAGGATCATCTCGCTCAAGTTATGGCGCGTCAAACGTCAAACGACTTAGATGACTTGCTCATCAATGGTGATACTACATCAGCAAATGCTTTGCTTAAAGCACTTGATGGTTTCGTTAAGCTTGGAAAAGCTAGCGGTACAACCGTAGATGAAGCTGGAGATAACTCTAGCAGATCAGTATTTGACAGGATTCTTCGGAATCTTCCTAACAAATACCTACAACGCCGCAATGAACTTCGGTTCTTTGCTGGTCCAGGTATTGTTCAGGACACAATCTGGTCAATGCAAGCACCAAACGCAACAACCGCAGGAGCCGAAGGTGCACCGTCACCCGGATCAACCTATGGTGACCGTTTAATGCAAGGCGGAGCAGGCGCAAATGGAGGACCGGGTTCAACTGGTCTTGCTCCATTCGGAATTCCTCTAGTAGAAATTCCACTTATGCCTGAAACTGTTACAGGTGATCACTCAGGTGCATCTGGTAACCATGGTTACATTTCATTAACATTCCCCAACAATCATGTTGTGGGTATACAGCGTGAAATCACACTTTATCGTGAATTCAAGCCAAAGAAAGATACCATTGAGTTTACACAGTTTACTCGCATGGCTGCAAACATTGAAAATGCAGATTCTTATGTAATCGCTAAGAACGTAGGAATTAGAGCAGCTTAATTGTAACTAGTTTATAATTTACGAAAGGCCCCCATCGAAAGGTGGGGGTTTTTCAATTTCTGCGTTGCTATTAATGTTCTACTGTGCTATCATTTTAATTATGGCTGAAGAAAGTAAAAAAGAAGAGACCAAAAAGCCTGCTGCTAAACCTGCTGCCAAGGCACCTGCCAAAGCTGCTGCAAAGCCTGCCGCTCCTAAAGAGATCATGTTGTTTATGAGACATGGTGCAGGGTATAGCGTTGGGGATGTTAAATTCACAAGAGATCATCCTTATCAACTTGTACCCGCTGAAGCCGCAGAAAGGCTACTTGCTACTGAGCAATTTGAGAAAGCCTCTAAAAAATCTGTTACAGAATTTTACGGAGAGTAAGTATCGTGGCTGGCATCACGAATTATTTGGAAAACGAACTTCTCGATCACGTTTTGAGGGGTTCATCTGGCGCATATACTGGTCCTACGACTGTGTATTTAGCGATATATAGTGCTGCCCCTAACGACTCTGGTGGTGGAACCGAGATTGGTGTGACCAGACAGAGTATAACATTCTCGGCTGCTTCAGGAGGAACTATATCAAATAGTGGTTCAATTTCCTTTACCAGTATGCCTACTGTTACTGTTTCACATGTGGGGGTGTTTGACCACATAACAACTGGTAATCTTTTGTTTCATGGAGCGCTAACATCCTCTGCTTCAGTAACGTCTGGCGATACGTTTACAATTCAAGCTAACGATTTGCAAATTAGTTTGGACTAATTCTTTTGGTAAAAAAACCACAAAATGGTATAATAACAGTATTATGTCTTTTAACTATAATCTAACAATCGATCAGGGTGCAACGTTTTCTAAAACTTTTACTTATAAGTCCGGTGGTAATGCTGTTGACTTAAGTACGCACACTGCGCGCATGATGGTTCGATCAAGTTATGATGCTTCAAGCACTCTAGTTAGTTTAACAAGTGCTGGTGGAGATATTACTTTAGCTTCCAATGGTGTTATCGTTGTTACGATAAGCGCAACAGCAACAGCGGCACTTGCCGCTCCAAACTCTGGTGTTTATGACTTAGAGATAGTTGCTTCTGATGGGACTGTCACAAGACTACTTCAGGGTAATGTAAGCATCACGCCGGAGGTTACTAAGTAATGTCTGATACAAGCATCATAGTTAATGAAATAGCAGAAACAATGACGGTTATCGCAGATGATAAAACAGTCGTTATAGAAGAACCTGCAAAAACTCTTAATATAGTTGAAGACAATAACACTCTCTCAATAACTGAGGTCCGCGAAACTCTCGTGGTGGAGGATGGCGCTAAAAATCTAGAGTCAACCGCCCCTAGAGAAGTATTAACAGCAGTTGATACAGGACCACAGGGACCGCAAGGTGAAGTTGCGACTATTGCTATAGGAACAACATCTACCGTTGCAAACGGTGTAGGAAGTTCTGTCACAAATACTGGTACGACTGAAGCAGCTATCCTCAATTTTCAACTTGAGGCTGGCCCTGCTACTAATTCTACAACAGTATTTGATCAGTCATCTTCTGCATCAACATGGACGATTAATCATAATCAGGGGCGATATCCATCTGTAGATGTTTTAGATTCTGCAGGAACGCACGTTATCGGTGATATATCATACACCTCACTTGATCAAGTTGTGGTTACTTTTGAAAACGCATTCGCTGGTAAGGCTATTATTATTTAGGAGGAACAATGGCAAAGAAATTTTTAGTACCAATAGATTTAGAGTCCTATTTGGATCTAAACAAAAATGAACTTAGAAATGCAGTTGTGCAAAGTTTAGGCACAGCGCCCGGGTCTCCATCTAATGGTCAAATATACTACGATTCGGGAGACAACAAACTGTACTTAAGAGCGAATGGCGCTTGGGTATATGTAAACCGCGATGCAGCCACTACTTCTGTAGATGGCTTAATGTCAGCTAGCGATAAAACAAAACTTGATGGTGTAACCTCAAGTGCTGATGTTACTAATGCAACAAACGTAAATGCTGCGGGTGCAGTGATGGAGTCAGACTTTGATGCTGGCACATTTTTATATGCAGCCTCGGATGACACCCCTGTAACTAAAACTCTTGCTGAGGTCCGAACATTGCTTAATGTTGAAGACGGAGCCACAGCAGATCAGACAGGAGCAGAGATACTATCTCTTCTAACCGGAGTCGATGGAGCAAGTTCTGCTCTTGATGCCGACAAACTAGATGGAGAGGAAGGAACGCATTATCTTGCTAGAGCAAACCACACCGGAACGCAGACAGCAAGTACCATATCTGATTTTGATACTCAGGTGGTAACGAGCAGGCTTGATGAAATGGCTGCTCCAACTTCTGCGGTATCATTTAACTCTCAAAGAGTCACAAGCGTTGCTACTCCAACCTCTGATTCTGACGCAGCAACAAAATCTTATGTAGATTCAACAAAAGAGGGGCTAACTGTTAAAGAGCCTGTTCGTGTTGCAACTACTGCTGCAATAACTATTTCAACCGATCTCCAGAATGGAGACACTATAGATGGTGTTACTCTTGCAACTGGTGATCGTGTATTGGTCAAAGATCAGTCAACCGCTTCTGAAAACGGCATCTACGATGTTGTAGCTTCAGGGGCAGGCACAAGATCATCTGACTTTAATGCCAGTGCAGACTCTGTACCGGGTTCTTTCTGTTGGATTAATGAAGGAACAACAAACGGAGATGTACAATTTGTTTTAACAACTAATGGTCCTATAACTTTAGGAACCACTTCGCTTACTTGGACTAAGTTTACTTCTGCAACAACTATTTCTGCAGGAAATGGCCTTTCAAAGAGTGGAAATGAATTATCTGTTAATCTTGATTCCAATCCCGGCTTGTCCGTTGGTGGATCTGGACTAAAGGTTAATTCTTCCATTGCAGGCACAGGGCTTACTTGGTCTAGCGGTGTTATTAATCGTGATACGATTGATGTAACATCTGATATTACTGGCACACTGCCTGTAGCTAATGGTGGTACAAATGCCACCACGACTGCTGCAGCAAAAACAAGTCTTGGCTTTATGACAAGATATACCGCAACCCTGTCCGGTGATGACACTACTACTAGTCACACCGTTACTCATAGCTTAGGCACTAGAAGCGTTATAGTTTCTGTATATGCTTCTGCTAGCCCATATGCTGAGGTTGAGGTAGATATTAAACATACTAGCACTAGTGCACTAACCATAGATTTCGGTTCTGCACCTGCTACTGGAACTGATTACGAAGTAGTGGTAATTGGTTAATAATACATTTTTTCCGAGGGAAAGATGATATAATATATAAAGGACGGTTGAGGTCGTGGCTAAATCATTTAAAACAGTAATTTCTATAGACGATGCAGCATCTGCTGCTTCTGAAGCAATTAGAACTAAAGTTGCTGGTGATAGCCAATCTAGACTTTCTATTGACGTTGGTGGTAAATTAACTTGGAGTTCTGGTGCTGCTACAGGCGATACTACTTTATACAGAGCCTCCGCAAACACTCTTAAAACTGACGATGCTTTTACGGCTGCTTCTTTGGCAGTTACTGGGGAGTTTACGTTACCTACTTCTGATGGTTCAAATAATCAGGTACTTGCAACGAATGGATCTGGCACTATTTCGTGGGCGGATCAGGCAAGTGGCGGTACCCCCGGCGGTTCCAATACACAAATTCAGTTTAATAACAGTGGAAGTTTTGGAGGTAACTCCAATCTTGTTTATGATGGCTCTTCTTTAATTACAATGACAAAAAGCGGTGCCAATACAGGGATTAAACTAGATGTAGCCAGTGATACTGAAGCACATTCTGGTAATATCGCTTTTTATAAGTCCGAGGCTGCTGGCGCTGCAAGGCTCGATCACAGTGCCGTATATGGGCAAATAGACTTCTATGGACAGACAGCCAGCGGTGGGTACTTTCATTCTGCTGCAATTAAAGCTATAGTCGGGGAGTACTTTTATTCTGATAACTTTACTCCGTCTGATCTAGAGTTTTGGGTTACTCCTGCTGACCAAACTGCCCCAATTAAAAGGGTGGTTGTTAGAGGGGGCCCCAATGTCACTGACCCAACTGCGCTCGAGATTGGTCATCAAGGTGGAGAGAACAAGGGCGCTAAGGTTTCTTTTACAGATGATGATGGAACTGAATTAGGTTTTTTTGGGTACAACAATAATTCCAACTGGTATCTCAAAAACAATATTGCTACAGGTAATATGTTCATTGAATGTGAAGGTAGTATTGCTATTAGGGCAGAGGGTAATTATGAAGTAAACTTTTCTTCAACTGGACTTGAGCCTTATGCTGATGAGGGTTATAAGCTTGGATCTTCGTCAAAAGAGTGGTCAGAGGCTTATATAGTTGATTTAAATATTTCTGGTAATGCCGATATTGATGGTACTTTAGAAGCAGATGCAATAACTGTAGATGGTACCGCATTGAACGAATATATAGCAGACACTATCGGTGCTATGGTTGGAAGCAATACTGAAACTGGAATTTCAGTTACTTATGAAGATTCTGACAATACGTTAGACTTTGTAGTGAGCACTCTTAATCAAGACACTACCGGCAATGCCGCTACTGCTACAACTGCTACTAATGTTACAGTGACTAATAATTTAACTACAGACGAAACGGTATATATTGCTTTTATTGACGGATCTGGGTCGTCTAAAGGAATAGAGTTGGACTCTACTCTCACCTATAATCCAAGTACGAACGTTTTAACATCTACCTCTTTTGCTGGAAATATTACAGGTGATGTGACAGGCAATGTAACAGGTAATGTGACAGGTAATGTGACAGGCAATGTTTCTGGTTCTTCAGGATCTGCTACAGGTAATGCAGCGACTGCTACAGCGTTAGCAACCGCAAGAAATATTGGCGGCGTTTCTTTTGATGGTACAGCCAATATTGATCTACCGGGTGTTAATTCAGCCGGTAACCAAGACACTTCAGGTAATGCTACTACAGCTACCACCGCTACTAATTTTACAGTTTCTACAAATAACACCACAGATGAGACCGTCTATCCTTTATTTGCTGATGGCGCATCAGGAGCGCAAGGCGCAGAGGTTGATACTGGATTAACATATAATCCTAATTCTGGAAATCTTACTATAGGGGGAGAATTAGTTGCTGCATCGTTAGATATATCTGGAAACGTAGATGTTGATGGAACTTTAGAGGCTGATGCTTTAACTATTGATGGAACTTCTTTGTCTGAAACTATCGCTGATACTGTTGGCGCTATGGTCACAAGTAATACCGAAACTGGAATTGCTGTTACTTATGACGATAGTGATAACACTTTAGATTTTGTTGTTGGCACCCTTAATCAGAATACTACTGGAAATGCCGCCACCGCTACAGCCCTTGAGACTGCTAGAAATATCGGTGGCGTTTCTTTTGATGGTACAGGAAACATAAACTTACCGGGTGTAAACAC